GAGTTTCTACGAAGACGCCAGCCTAGTAATGATTCCAAGTGGGTACAAGAGCGGTAAGATATACTCACAAAAGCCCCTCAGTACCGACGGGCAGCTGACTTTTACCCGTGCCTCAAGCGCCACACGAGTTGAGAGCAACGGCCTAATTGAAAAGGTGCGGGAAAATGTAGTGCCTAACGGGTTATTATTTAATGGTGCAACTGGGGTTCTCTACACAACCATTACAAGCGATACCCCAATATCGGGCGTGAGTTCAACTCTCATTACTAAAAACGAGGCATCTGGAACCTTGCGGTATGGCAATCAAAATTGCTCCGCTTCAGTATTAACTGGTTCTATTAGTTACACCATAAGCCGATACTTTAAATATGACGGGCATAATTTAACCACATCGTTAGAGTTCAATAGTGGGCCGCACTGGGGCAGCACTTCTTGGGTTCAAAATATAGATATTGCATCAACTGGTGTCACGCTTCAAGCACCAAGTAATTGCACTTCAAAAATAAGTAATGTCGGGAATGGTTGGTATCGTGTTGAGGTCACCATTCTAACGGGGGCTTCGCCTACTGGTTCTCCAGTAACTTATTTGCTTAAAGTTGCTTCTACACTATCTACGGGTCAAGGCTTTTTAACGGCTGCCCCACAATTAGAAATTTCCGACTTCGGAGCAACAGACTACATCCCAACTACCACCGCAGCAGTATCAGTTGGTCCTGTTGCTAACATACCAAGATTAGATTACTACGATAGCACTTGTCCTAAGCTTTTGCTGGAGCCGCAGCGGACGAACCTTGTGCTATTCTCAGAGCAGTTAAATGCTGCTAGCTGGTCTGCATCAACTACAACGGTAACGGCTAATGCTGAAATAAGCCCAGATGGCTATCAGAATGCAGACGTACTTGCTATGAGCGCATCGCAAAGCCGAGTTTCACAAGTATTGTCTTTAGGAGCTGGCACTTATTCAGTTTCGGTATACGCCAAAGCAATTAGCGGAAGCGGTACGGCTCGAATTCTTGTGATAATTGATGGCGTTTCTACCGACTTTAATTTCACGCCCACTACTTCTTGGGCTCGTTATTCGTTTACATTTACCGCAGCGACATCGGTCACGGCAGTACAAATGCGTGCGCAAACTTTTATCGGCAATTTATCATTTTGGGGCTGCCAGTTGGAACTTGGAGCCTGCGCCACCTCGTACATCCCCACGCTTGCAACGAGTCAAACTCGTGTGGCGGATGCTGCTTTAAAAACGGGAATTACAAGCCTTATAGGACAGACTGAGGGGACCTTGTTTGTTGATGCAGAGGTTACAAATTTTGCCGAAGCGGCACAATCATTTATAACCATTTCAGACGGCACAATAACTAACCGTGTGGAATTACGCAAAGGCTCCCCGAATACAATAATTTTAGAAGGTTCCGCTGCCACTGGGTCTTTTCCAAACATTACTTTAAGTAGCGTAGCAGTTGGCAGGTATAAAATAGCCGTAGCTTATAAAACTGGTAGCACTGCTTTATTTATAAATGGAACACAAATAGGCTCAACAAGTGCTAATGCTTTTGCTTTTACATCCCTAACAAATGTAATCATTGGAGCTAATTTTTCGGGTTCAACAAGATTCTTAAATGACCGAATTTCCCAAGCACTTGTATTCAAGACTCGCCTTACGAATGACCAACTTGCCGAGCTTACCTCTTTATAATCAATAACAACAACAGCTATGAAGTTTTATAAATACGAATACCCCACCCAAGCAGCTTGGGAATTAGCCAAAGCAACAATCTCCACCACAGACGAAGAGGGTAACACCTCTTACAACAGCGAAGTAGTAGCTGTCCACGAGATTGGTAACATCTGTTTTGCCACCAACCCAGAGACGGGTGAGTGTACCGACCTCTCTACAGAGTGGGCGGTAGACATCCTATGGCAGGACCTAGAGCCTGTAGACTTCGTTGCCCTTAAGGTATGGCCAGTTCCGGGAGCTTACGCCCACGTGTTTAGCGGATGGGATGCCTTCTACGCTACCGAATACTGCGTTGCTAACCCTACCGCAGCCTACTGTTTGCCTCCAGTACCAGTTGAATAAAGCATAGTATTTAATAAGCTGAAGCCCCTAAAGGGGCTTTTCTTTTTACTCTAACTTTGTACCACTTCAAACCCATTCATTTAAACAGATGAAACTCTTTACTTACATAAAAGAAAAACTTATGGGCTTTGCCTCTATCTTTAAAGATGACAACAACTGGAATGAGAAAACCATCATTGGTTTTATGTCATTTGCTGTAATGGTTGTGGTAATGGTTGCGGACGTTGTCTCCGGCGTTATGGGTAAGGACCTCGTCATCAACGAGTTCACGTATAATTCTTTTGTAATCATTACCCTAGGCTCATTCGGCATCGCAGGACTAGAAAAGTTCGCTAAGAAATGAAGCTACCAGTATCCTTTGACCAGTTCCAAAAGAACCCCGTTGCTGCTATCGCCTTTGTTGCGCTCGTAGCAATCGGTTACCTGTACGTAGACCAGAAGATGACCAACACAAAGGTTGACGACCGATGCCAAACTCGTGTTCTCGACTTGGAGCAGAAGGTCGACAAATACACCCAGCACGTCCGTAAATTGGATTCTGCTTTAGCGTATACAAGTGCAAAGAACGAAATGCTAATTCAAACACGATGAAAGCCATACAAGCTGCAGTAATTCTGTTAATCCTTCTAATCATTGGTGGAATCCTCAGCGCACAAAAGCCAAAGCAGCGAGAGGCATTGGATATTGATTTGATTCTTGAGAACTCAAACAAGACGATGCAAAAGGCTGCATCCGTGTCAAAGAGCGCAGACAATCTAATTGTTGCGGAAGTCAAAGAAATGAAGGCCACCATCACAACCTTAGAGGAGGAGAAGACAGCCCTTGTTGAACAAGTTAAAACAATGCAAGATGAAATCGTTGCTATTAGCGAGCAGCCTGCTGCTGTGCCATTTAACGTACTCGCAATCCTACCCGATTCAACGGGTGGAGGGGAGTGATACGGTAGTCGTTCTTAAGCTGTCTCAGGCAGCGTCTATGAACAACAAGTTTGTCAGGCTAAAGAAAGAGATTGACTCTGTAGGGGTAGACTATCGTGGTATGAAGTCTGTTGCCGACTCTCTTGCTACTGAGAACATCAAAACCACAGAGACCCTACGCAAAGCCCTCCTAGAGCCTAAGGCTGCGGTCAGTAGGGCAAACGACCAATGGATTGGTGGAATAGCTACGTATCTATGGGGCAGATTTGTATTCTTCGTATTATTTGAGCAGTGATGGAAGAAAGAGTAAAGAACCTCCTTAAGAAGTACGGTCTCTCTGGCGTAAACAAGGCCAAGAAGACCCCGTCCCATCCTACCAAGAAGGGAATCGTATTAGCAAAGGTTGGCGACAAGGTTCGCCTTATCCGCTTCGGAGACCAGAAGATGGGCCACAACTACAGCCCCGAGGCCCGTAAGAGCTTTAAAGCTCGCCACGCTAAGAACATTGCCAAAGGGAAGATGAGTGCTGCCTATTGGGCCAATAAAGCCTTCTGGGGTGGTGCTGGGGCAGACAAAAAGATGCCGCCAAAGTCTCAGAAATACACAAGGGGATTGTAATGAAGGTTGCTAAAAAAACAAACCCAGAACTTTGGGAGAAGTCAAAGGCTCAGGCTAAGGCCAAGATGGGCGGGAAGCACTCAGCCAGAGCTATGCAGCTTGCCGTATCCATCTACAAGAAAGCAGGAGGAGGATACTCAGGCGCAAAGACAAAGACAAGCCTAAGCAAGTGGACCAAGCAAAACTGGCGCACCAAAAGCGGCAAGCCATCAGGAGAGACAGGAGAGCGCTACCTTCCAGAGAAGGCAATCAAATCATTAAGCTCTAAAGAGTACGCAGCCACCACCCGCGCTAAGCGCGAGGGTACCGCAAAGGGCAAGCAGTTCGTTGCTCAGCCCAAGGCTATTGCCAAGAAAATTGCTAAATTCCGGAAATAGCAATACTGAAACTTATTGAAAAATAGTATAGGTTATTTTATTTAACTTTGCTAATTATAATTAAAATTTAATATTATGTCAAAAGAAATGGAAGACGCCCTTGGGGCACTTGGTTTTGAAGTCACTAGCGGAGAGGTGCCAGAGGGAACACAGCTCAACGAGCCATCGTTTGAAATTCCTCAGGGTGCCGACGTTATTGATTTATCTGAATCTAACGTAGGGATTGAACCCGAATTCGTTGGACTACCGTCAGAACCAATAGCAACTCAAGAGACGCAAGTAAACCCCGAACCGGGAGAGGTTCAAAGTTCTTTAATAAATAACGAAATCGAGCCAGAGATGTCTGAGCAAGAGTTCGAGGCTGCAGTCGCAAGCTACGTCAGTGAAAAGCTAGGCGTATCTATCGATAGCATCGAACACCTTACTCAACTTCTGGAAGCTCAAAAAGCCCCATCAATTGACGAAAGAATAAAGGTTATTGCTGACTTCGTTGCTGAAACGGGTAGGGACCCGCTGGATTGGTTTAAGTACCAGTCAATCAATCCGTCTGAAATGGACGAACTGAATGCGGTTAAATTGCAAATGACAATTGAATACCCTAGCCTTTCTAACGAAGAAATCGAACTCTTATTAGATTCTAAGTATAAAACAAACTCTAGTATCTATTCAGACGAAGAAGTAAAGCTATCCAGCATTCAATTGAAGCTTGATGCGGAAAAGGCTAGAAAGGGAATTGAAACTCTAAGACAGAATTTCAAAGCTCCTTTAAAGCAAGAGGCACAGGAAACTAACATTGAAAGCCCAATTGACCAAGAGTGGATTTCCACGATGTCTAAAGAAGTAGACGAACTTGAGGCGTTAACATTCGATTTGAATGGCCAAGAGTTTAACTTCGGACTCACGGATGACTACAAAGGACAATTGAAGCAAAAGAATGTTCAGTTAGACCAGTTCTTCGACCAGTACGTAGATGAAGGAGGCCGCTGGGACTTCGAGCTGCTGAATTCGCACCGCGCTGTATTAGATAATATTGACGAAATTGTCAAGTCTGTCTATAATCAGGGTATGAGCGACGGACAGCGTAAGCTTGTTGACAAAGCTGCGAACATAGATGTTTCATCTCCTCGCACCACCTCCCCTCAAAGTACTGACAATGTTGCCCAACAGATTTATAATTATCTGTATGGCGACAATAGTCTAAAAATAAAAATATAAAACCCTGACTCAATATGTCAACTACAAACACTCCGTTGGATTTTTCACCCAACAGCTTTCGTCGGTTAGACCCGACTAAATACACTTCACTTGGTGATTTCATCAACCAAGTAAACAAGCCTGATAACCGTGACCTTTTGGTTAAAACATACGGTAATCAAGGTATCACTGGATTCCTTCAGCTAACTGGAGCCGTAAAGGCTAACGGTGTTGCCGATGAGGTTCAATACTGGGAAGAGACTCGCTTGCACCAGCTTCAGGTTGCTACTCCAGCCGCTTCTGCTGCTGCCGCTGCAACTACCCTGACGCTGAACTTGGCCTCTGCCGCTACATCTGCCACTGGAGCCACTAAGGCTGCTGCTCAGAAGTACCTTCGCGTTAACGACGTAATTTTGGTTGGTGGTGTAGACCGCTTCATCATCACTGCTGTTTCTTCTGGCGAATACTCTCAGACTGCTACTGCTGCCGCTACCGCTGTTTCGCTTACAAGCGGAGGCCTTAGCGCTTCTGCTGCCGCTGCTTCTGCTAACTTCCCTATCGTAGGAAACTTGTTTTCTCAAGGAAGCGACCAGAACACTGGATACCTAGAGTCAAACGTTGTAAAGCGTACCAACCCTTATATGATTCTAAAAGAAGTATACAAGGTTACTGGTTCACAGGCTACCAACATTGGCTGGGTAAACCTAGGAAATGGCGACTACCGCTGGTTCATCAAGTCTGAGAACGACACCCGTCAACGCTTCCTCGACAAGCGTGAGATGATGATGTTGTTAGGTCAGTCTGTAACCAACACTGGACTTACTGCTCTTGGTTCAATCGCTGGCTCTGAAGGTTACTTCTCTGCTATCGCTGACCGTGGTATCGTTATGAACTCTGGTGCAACCACTACTGCTGCTATCGCTACCCTTGACGAACTTGACGGCATCATCACCGCTCTTGACAAGCAAGGCTCTATGCCTGAGTACGCTATGTACGTTAACCGTCTGCAAGACCTCGCTATTGACGATATGATTGCTAATGGTACGTCTACGGCTGCTAACATCACCGCTGGTGTTACTACTCAGTTCGGACAGTTTGCTAACGCTGCAGATATGGTGAAGCTTGGCTTCTCTTCATTTATGCGCGGCTCTTACACCTTCCACAAGCACAACTGGAAGCTACTCAACGACCCTACGTTGTTAGCGAACAGTGTGTTCCAAGGTGTTATGATTCCTTTGGCTCGCATTGCTGACCCGAAGACTGGCGACAAGGCTCCTGCTTTGGAACTTAACTACAAGGCTACTAACGGCTACAGCCGCGAAATGGAGCATTGGATGACAGGTTCTATCCTTGGAGTTACCAACACCAACACGGACGCTTTGCAGTTCAACTACCGTTCTGAGTGTGCTCTCGTTACTCGAGCAGCTAACCAGCACGTCCTCCTGCGCTCATAATCAATGAGTTAGCTTGTAGAGAGGGGCCTTCGGGCCCCTTTTTTATTGTATTACTTTAATACATAAATTTGTAGTCATTAATAACATTAAATTCTTTTAAATATGGCACGTCCTCGTGTAAACCAAACAACTGACTCTTTTGAGGCGGAAACAACAGCAGAAGTTGCTGAAGTTCCAACTCCAAAGCGCACATTCCCCAAAGCTAAACCTCAAGAGTCTCCGGCAAAGGGAAAAATCTATCACATCCCAACTGGAGGTGGAGTTATATATACTATTAAATCTGAGGCTGTTATTTATGACGCTGAGTCAAACACCAACAGACAGATTCGATACTGCCCCAATGAGTCTTCCATATTTACTGATGAGCAGAGCGCCCTTGCGGTTCGCAAGCACATCGTGTTTGAGGAAGGTATGATTTACGCATCTCCTCAAAACCCTACTCTTCAAAAGTTCTTATCGATGCACCCCGGCAATACTGCTAACGGAGGCGGAATCTTTGAAGAGGTCAATACCGAGCACAAGGCTCAGGTGGATGTGGACATTGAATTTATTATGCACGACGCAATTGGATTGATTCGTAATAAAGGAATTGATGATTTGCTGCCCGTGGCCATTTACTTGGGCATCGACACCAATCAAAAGAATGCTGAGATTAAGCGCGAACTTTTGCTTGAAGCCAAAGGAAACCCACAGCGGTTTATTTCCTTATTTGACAATCCAGTAGTTCAGTCTCGAGCTATTGTAAAGAAAGCCATTGACTATCAAATCCTTAGAGAGAAGGAAGACGGTATGTATTGGTTTGATAGCGGTCGTCTAATTGTGTCCACTCCAGCGGGACAAGACACTACGGAAGTTATGACGCGCTTTTGCCTTAGCGAAAAGGGCTCTATCTTATACAATGAGTTGCAGGACTCTTTGAGCAAGGCGTAGCACATAAATCCATCAAGGACATAAGGGGGCTCAGGCCCCCTTATTATTTGGGTTATATTTGCATTAAACTAAGAAAAATAATGGCAAGTGTAAACCGAGTATACTCAACCCTCAAGGACTTAGCTAATAAGGACCAACGTGGGTTTATTACGCCCGCTGTATTTAATAACTTCTCGGGCATAGCCCAAATGAATATCTTCAACAACCTATTTGAAAGCACTGCACTGGCAAAGAGATTGCGTAACGCTGCCCTTGATGCAAAGCAAGACAAGGGGAAGATGAAGCAGGTTGAGGAAGATTTGGCGGTTTTCTCAAAGAGCGCAACAGTTTCTTTGACTGTTGGTGTTGGAGCTAAGCCATCTGACTTGGCTCGCGTCATATCCATTAACACAACGGCATCTCCATCGGTGGCCGTGCCTGTGGTATACGATGAGGTGAACTGGGAAAATGTTTTGCGTAGCACCCTTAGCGCACCCACCGCCTCCTTCCCTGCCGCGTTGCTAACCAATCAAATTGAAGTGGCACCAACCTCTATTGCATCTGTCAAGCTTCGCTACTACAAGCAGCCAGAGGGATTAAACCCTTCTACGGGGGCAAGGACAGCCTCTCAGCCACGCTTTGGCTACACGGTAGTTGCGGGCAAGGAAGTGTACAGCGCAGCGAACAGCGTTGACTTTGAGCTCCCAGAGCATTACTTTGCCGACATTGTTGTGGAGATTGCTAAAATGATTGGAGTGAATCTTAGGGATGCAGACGTTTACAATTACGCGACGTCAGAACAAAAAACTAGTATTTAATGGCACAGGATACCGTATTGTTAGAGCAAGTCATTACTGACTTTATGCTGTCTATGGACCACGATGACTACGCAAATAATGCGTCGGGAGTTGTGATTAAAAATTTTGCCCTACGTGGAATCCGCGAGATGGGGTTTGACATTCTAAAACGCATCAAGGCAACCACCTTAAATGTCGATGCAAACAACACCGTGGCCTTTCCTGCCGACTATGTTGATTACACTAAAATTGGAAGAATTGGAAGCGATGGACTTATCTATGTATTCGGAGAAAACAAGAACTTTAACCTCACAGGAACCCCTATCGTTATTGACGATGACTTCAACCAGAACTACGACTCCTATGTTTTCAGGGAGTACATATATACCACAAGCAACGGAGGTATGTATGGTCTCGGGGGTGGTAACTATTCTGGCCAATATAGAGTAGACTCTCAAAACAATAGGTTTGAGTTGTCCTCAGATATAGGCGCGTCGACTGTTTATTTAGAGTACATTGCTGATGAGGCTTTAGCGGCTAGTCCCACTATCCACGTGTACGCTGAACAGGCTCTTCGCGCGTATATTTATTACCACCTCATCGAGCGTCGCTCTAGCGTACCTCAGTCAGAAAAGGCTCGCGCTCGTCAGGAGTACTACAATGAGCGCAGGTTGGCCAACAGCAGGCTTAAGGCGTTCTCTAAGGAGGAGGCGCTTAAGACAATAAGAAAAAATTTCAAGCAAACAGTCAAAGCTTAATATGGCTATTGATAAACTTATTCCTCGCTCACTCAATAAGGAGGACGATGTAAGATTGGTGGCGGCAACGGAAATGACGGACGCGCTAAACGTTCGTTTTTCCGCTGACGTTGACGGCGATGGTGGTGTAATCAAAAATGCTTACGGCAATGCTGCTATTGCGTTTAAGAGTGGTGATGGACTGCCTGCTGGAACCAATGAGGTTATCGGCAGTTTGGCTAACACTCAGGATGGGGAGATTTACTTTTTTGTTTGGAACTCCAACAACAACCATTCTGTCTATCGTTTCTCTTCCTCATCCAATGAGTCGCAGTTAATCTACCGAGATTCTGTTCTTGGGTTTGTGCGCTACGCGACCATTAGGGCTTCAGCCGTTAAAAACATCTCTGACGAGACTTTATTGTACTTTACAGAGGGAATTACCCCTCCGAAGAAAATCAACGTTACAAGGGCTCTTTTGGGGCTGTATCCCGCTGCATTTACCACTGGTACTGCCGCCGAGAAGTTATCGTGCTTAACGGTAATCAAACAGCCACCTATGACTGCGCCAACATTTGTTTTTTCAACAAACGTAACGCTTCTACAAAATAATCTTTATAAGTCTACTTTTCAGTTTGCTGCGCAGTACATCTATCAAGACGGTGAGCGCTCCGCCATTTCTCCTTACTCTGAATTAGCTGTTTCTGCTTCTCAGTTTTTTGATGGAATCATTAGCGAAGAGGAAAAGCTTAAAGACAACACCCTTACCATCAGCGTACCGAACAGCGTGGCTGACGTTAAAGAAATTATTGTCATTGCTAGGAATGGAAACATCGGGGCCTTTTATGAAATTGCCACCGTTCTTAATAATTCAAACTCATCTACGCAATCAGTTGTATTTGACAATACTAAGCTGTACACGCCCATATCTCAAGACGAGGTAAACAAAATCTACGATAACGTACCGCAGACGGCTGAGTCTCTGACTATTGTAGGTAACAGACTTGTAATGGGAGCCTATACGGATGGCTACCCTAACATCCGAACTGATGTGGATGTAATACCAAATTACTTCCCCCAGCCGACAGATTATGCGATAAGTGTAACATATCCATCAGTAACTGGGCCTGCAATCAATACCCAGCGAAGAAAAGCATTTGATATTGACATTACCACGATTCCAAGCGTTACTGCCGAGAAGTCTATATTGAATATAACGTTTGCGTTAAATTTAGGTAGAATCACAGTTGACGGAGGCCAGGTTTATTGTCAGTGGGTGCAAACGGATAAGGCTACCCAAACTGACCGCGACTACGCTGGAATTACGCAGCAATACGTTGAAATTGGCACGCCTAGTCTTCCAATTGGTGGTGGAATTAAGGTTAAGGCATCTCCATTGTCTATATCCGAAACAATTCAAGTTCCAGCTGGAACTACAAAGGCAGAAATCATTAGTATGATTAAGGCCGCCATTGTTGGCAACTACAATTTAGTTTTCGACTCCGATGTGACGGACTTTGATTACGCTACGAGAATTACTAAAGTAAAAGAACTGGGGCCCGGGGCTACCAATTCTAATAAGTGGATGTTTTTTGCTGGCTCAGGTCAATTGCGGATTGCTGACGATACTGGGGCGCTTGTAAACAATTTAAGGTTTACGATGAGCATTACTAGTGCAGCGCTATCCGCTAAACTTGGGTATAATTTCAACGTATCTAGCCTTGTGGATTCTGTCACGAATATGATAGTTCCACTTTCAATGATTAAGTCTTTGTTTACAAAGGGACGCACGCTTGGTGAAAAATATCCCGCAACAAATGTTTTATTTAATCAAATAGATTTTGTAAACACGCCGGCCATTATATATCCCGGAGATAATAATTCATATAGAGGATTTACTGAAATCAATATATCCAACGATGAATTTGTTCCAAACGCCGGCAACAATGATTTTCTCCCATTAACTGGCGATACTACGTTTTTAACTAAAAGTGAAGACTTAGAGAATCCGCCAGTATCTTTTGACTCCAATGTATTAACCAAGGGAGATGTTGATGGGTATCAAGCATTTAAGGCTGGCGCAACTCACTCCTTTGGAATTGTATACTACGACCAGTTCAATAGGAACGGGGGCGTGCAGACCGTTTCGGATATGTATGTCAAATGGTTTGACAACCGAGCATCTGAGAATGATTTGTATGGCCGAGTAAACTCTGTATTTAGGGTAAAGCACAACGCCCCACTTTGGGCGGTGAAATGGGCGCCTGTTTATGCGCCAATAAATACTATTATTAATAAGTTTCAATACTCTATTACCTCTGCCTTTACGGCAACAAACCTTCAGGCAAAGCCATTTGCTGGCATTTCTTCATTCGAAGAGGTCACCTATCTGTCCTTGCGCTCACTTGAGGGTAAGAATGATTCCTATAGAGAGTTATTTTCTGCCGACATTGATTATTCATTTCAGCGAGGAGACAGACTTAGAATAATACAATACGGACAACTAGAGCGCTCAAGTATTAATCTTGAAGTACTTGGATATTTTGATTTCATAAACGACATTGACACGAATCCAATCCTTGACCTTACTAGCGATGAGGACACATTTAATACTACGGGTAAATTTATTGCCGTTCGCTCGAGCGAAGAAACCGAATGGGATAATTATAGCATTATCACGGGGGTAGACAACTGGAGAAACCAATGCATTATTGAAGTCTACAGGCAAAACCTACCAGCGTCGGAGCAGTTTTTCTACGAGATAGGAGAGAACTTCCCCGTAGTAAACGGAATTCACCAAGGTCAAAGGACTACAGTTAGTCCATTCAGCGTTGCGGTTGTCGCTGACGGTGATGGCTTAATATTTTACTCAGACATTATTGTCTATTCCGGAGACGTTCTTACCGCCTCTGGAAACACATTAATTGTCGGGAATGTATATGCTCAGGTAAATGGCATCTATAATTATGTATTCTACGCAAGAATTATTAGTGGTTCGTTTTCCGTTGGTTCTTACACATTGAATTTATCTAATAGCTCAGACGCAGTTATTCAGTTCTCCCAAGGGGACAGCTATTATCGCCCTAGGCTTCTAAAGATGGGCGCAAAAGCCTATTCCAACAACTTTGAACTGTCCTTTATCGAGGACTATTCCGTAAGCGATTTTTTCTCTTCTAAGTCCACCTCTATTGGCCGTGTTCACGCGGTGATACCAGAGGCGGAAACAACTTACCATCAGGCCTCCGTTGTATACTCTGAGCCATACCTGATAGGAAACAGCAGACTTGGCTTGTCTTCCTTTAACCCTTCGCTTGCTAATTTCAAGGACTTTGACTATCGGTTTGGGGCAATCAAACAGCTAATTGGAGACGACGACAGAATGTACTTACTCCAAGAGCGCAAGGCTGGATATGTCGTTATTGGGCGAAATGTAATTGAATCTTCTGACGGCGGTCAGGCAATCACCATTTCTCGCAATGTCTTTAGCGTTCCGAACTACTATCTTGGTGACTACGGAATCAACAATAACCCAGAATCTTTTGGCTTTGACAGGGGTCGAGTTTATTTTGCAGATGTTCGTAGCGGAAAAATTATTCGTATATCTCGAGATGGCATTACTTTAATTAGTGAGGTTAAGATGGATTCGTTTTTCAAGGAGAACTTCCGTTATATCACCACACTAACTTCACGTCAGAAGGTTATTGGCGGAGTAGACAACGAATCAGATGAGTATATTATTTCCGCAGATTTGATAACATCAGCTGATGTATCTGTAACCAATGGAGTATTAACATATTCTTATGGAGTTCAAACAAATGCTGCTGGCAATAGAGTTATTGCTGACGTTGAATTTGATGATGATGACTTGTTTACTTTCTCTACGGAAATCAGGAACTTTGAAGACATCTGCGATGAGTTCGAGGACAGCTTAAACTGTATCGTCTTCTTGGACAAGCTAGTTGATGGACAGCCAGCATACGTTGGCGAGGAGTTCATCGGCCAGACTGGACTTATCTATGGCGTTGCCACGAACTCAACGTATGACTTCTTTGTAACGATTCTGTTTGACTTGGCTCAAGGTAATTTTTCCTTTACCAACGATTGTGCTGGCTATAGCGGAACAATTGGCTCGCCTACGGGCACTGTAAGCGACTTTACCGCAGCGTACGACATTAATGGAGGGGTATGGAACACCTTGTATTCTTATCGCCCTGAGGCTATTGCCTCCGTAGACGATGCGTTATACACCTTTAAGTCTGGGGTTATGTATCTGCACTCTGACGCAGCAAACAGAGCCACTTACTATGGTTCTGCATTTGGCGCTGTTGTGGAGGTCATATCGTCTCAAAACAATTCAATGGTAAAGGCCTACGAGGCCCTGAGCATTGAAGGAGACTCATCTTGGGCTGCCACGCTAAGCAATACAGACCAGTCTACGTCAATCTCTAATACGCCAGTAACGGTAGAAGACGTTTTCTATCCTTACGGAGACTACGAAAAGAAAGAGCGCTACTACTACGCCTACATCCCTAGGGACTCTAGCGCCAACACTGGCACCCCAACTATTACGAGCCTTAGTGGCTCATCTGAGGTCTTTGTCCTTGGAGCCGTCGCTGCGGGTGGAGTTAGTGGCTCTAACATTACGTTTACGACGCCAGTTGGGGCTGTCCCCTTCCCTATTGGAGCATCTTTATTTAAGGTCTCTGGCTCTACATTAGTGCCCTTGGCAATTACGGTAACTGGCATCACTGCTTCTTCCACAATTAGCTGTTCCGCCGCAGTCGTTGGCGTGGCAAATGGTGACACTATTGTGGCTCTTGGAAATGGAGCCATTGAGGGCGACCAAATGAGGGACTATTACCTTAAGATTCGATTAAGTAATAACGACATAAACGAAACGGAAATGTATGCGGTCAACGCTATATTTTCTAAAAGCAACCTACACAACGAGCTAGGACAACAATAAATAATATCTTTGCATTATGAAGTCTAAAAAACAAAAACCAGTTAAAAAATATATTGCGGGTGGAGCGCTATTGGCAGGAGCCTTAAAGGCAATACCCGCCCTAGCGCAAGGCGCTTTATCAATTGGTCAAGGCGTCGTCGGCGCCGGTGAGCTTGTTGGTGGATTGGCGGCCGAGAGAAAATTAAAGGCTCCGTCTACTGCCACCCCGGCCTCCTATAGGGAGATGTTTGAAAGCGCTCAAAACCAAGCACTTGTGCAGCAAAACATTGACCAAATAAACAGAGCTTCCGCTACATATCTTCAGGCCTTGCAGTCTGGCGGCGCACAAGCTGTTGCTGCTGGCCTTCAGCCGTTGGCTATGGGTACTCAGCAGGCTACTCAAGATGTTTACAATCAGCAGATTGCCCGTGAGCAAAACGCTGCTCTAAACCTTGCTGCGGCAGATGAAAGGGCCATTAAAAGAGGAACTGATTTTTATGAAAGTCGTCTCGATGAAACTCGTGCGGCACGCTCTGGCGGCACTCAGAATCTTTTTGCCGGAGCCTCAAGCTTGGCCAAGACACTTGTGGACGCAACGTCCGGAACAAGGAAAGGCAAGAAGGAGTCGGACGACGACGGAGGCTCAATGGCAATAGGTGAAACTGAATCAGGGGGTTTTGACGAGCTCGGACTACGCGGCCGGGCTATGGAAAATGGCGGTATGGTCACAGGCGGTAAGTTTGACCATAAGGCTAATCCAATTGACATCGTGAAGAAAGGTAAAAAGATTGGCGAGATGACAGGCGGAGAAGTTATTCTTAACCCAGCGCAGCAAAAGAAGCTTAGCAAAGAAAGCGTTTACTTCCGTCAGTTGTTAAAAAAATTCAATAAGCAGAAGTAATGGCAGTCACTCCAATATCCACACCTCTTAATGTCCCAGATTTAGTTGGGTACGCTAGGCAATTAAAAGAGCAAGAGCGTGAGCGGCAAAATCAACTTGCTGAGTACTTAGGTAAGTTTACCAAGAGGCAAGGACAGCTTTTAGATGGCGTTCGGCCTGAAGTTCAAAAGGCTTGGGATGACGTAGAAAATCTTTCTATTGACCTTGAGATGAATGATACCCCGTCGGGGAGAACCGCTCTTGGACGCGCATATCAAAATTACTCCGAGCTTGCTGGTGCGGGCGTAGCCTATACCGGGTCCATATTAAAGGAAACCACAAGCGCTATGGCTGACCCCAGTAAATTTAATCTAGGGGGGCGCAATGCAAGGGACATCTATTCTCAGTATAATACTGAATCTTTATCTGCAGATGAGATTATATCGAGGGCTTCACAACCATTTGTATTAGACCGAAGAATAGATTATAAGGTCACCAACCCCACTGAGTTCGCACGCAAACTTCGTAAGGACTGGGATGAGTCTGCTCAGTTTAGTTTTATTGACCCTAAGACTGGAAAGTACAACGAGCAAGACAGGCTTAATTGGATTAGAGAGACCACGGCGGCAACGCTCCGCGAACCCGATTCTCAAAAAAATGCAGCCATTTGGTCTGGGTTGACTCGAAGGCAACTTGGAAGTAACGGGGAGATTACCGACTACAATGAAGTTGATGGAATTATGGATAATCCTCTTTATAATGAATGGGTATCTGCGTTTCAAAGAGAGGTAGAAAACTACACAGACCTAATTGTACCCGAAGCTTCCGTTAGCCCTTTTGAAGCCCGACAGGACGCGCTAAATAGAAATAAGGGTGGTTCTGACTTTATGTTTGGTGACGGAAAACAGACGCTACACGCTCCATTTGAGCGTCAACTTGAAGAAGGCAAGTCGGCTAAGGTTACTATGCGTGGACTTGGAACCAATATAGAACAACCCACGGCTCCTAAAACCGGCACAGAGTTTCAGGCTCTAGGCAACATTTATTCTGGCTCTCGACAAATTACATCGTTTGGAAAAAAGAAAGATGGGACAATTTATGTGTCATACAAGCAGGGCGAAGATGATGCCTCTAACGTTTTTGAAGATGGGGCTTCACCGGCATTTAATGATGCGTCAGCTCAAGATGTGGCCGCATTACAGCAGTACTTAGTAAGCAAGAACGACCCGCGCACCTACAATTTCTTATTTGGAAATGACGTATCTTCGGGACGAGCTACTGGGGCACCCGCAGGGACTAATCCTGCGGACCTTAGAGCAAAATATAGGTACTGATGGAAGACGAACTGATTTTATCCGAGCAAGACAGAGCTAGACTTGATGGCATCGTACAAAAGATGTCGTTTAATAAGGAATCGGATGACGCTATTCAGTTTGTTGTAGGCGACTTTAAGAAGAAGTACGGAGTAAAAAAAAAAGAACAAGCGGTATCTCCACAAGAACCTTCACGGGCCAAGCAGGAATCTACGGCTTCTCAATTACCCTCCGGGCCTTCGGCAAAAGCTACACCTTCACGGCAGCCTTTAAAGCCTCAAAGTGAGGCTCGTAGCCTTGGACTAGACAAACAGTCAATCTATAACAATGCTGCCCGTTCTATTGTTGATGATGCGATAGCTAAGGGCGACATTACGGAGGGTCAAGTTGGGGAACAGCCTCAGGTTGAAAACATATTCAAAACCATCGTAGATAACAGGGCTAAAAGAATAACTCCCGCTACTACGCCAAGAGAAATCGCTGAAACAGAAAGAATTCAGGCTCTTCAGCAGGCTCAAGGCAATGCACCATATCTTCAGTATGAACTCGAGAAATCTAAAAATAGAGAGCTAAACTTAAACAAGAAAGCCGAGAACGACAAGATTTGGAAAGAACTCCAGCAATCCGTAAAGGGGACTATTCTTCAGGCTGTTCCCGAGGGCAAAAAGCAAGACAAAGAATATTTAAAGAAGCTAGAGACAGACCTTTGGCTCAACGAAGGTGTTGGTATGGACTTATCTGGAGATAAGCGCTTTAATGACCAAAACTTTGCTGTTGACGCAGCGGCATCATTGGCGAAGGGGGCTCGAGGGATAATTAAGGGCCTTCAGTCTGTTGTGGGGGTTGATGTAGACCCGTTCGGCATACCATACAAAGTATCTGATGCTTTGTTTGACGATGAAATGCGTAGAAACACAACGCAGTTCGAGCAAGACTTTTTTGATTCTATAAAAGACTCCGAGTATTCAAACGCAGCGCGTATTGCCTTGAATACTACTGCACAAAGCGCCCCAATTATGCTTGCAGCTGGCGCCTCATCTCTTCAAAATCCAATGACTGGACTTGCAATTCTGTCTTCTTTATCTGCAGCTCAAGTATACGGAGAGGTCAAGGATGAAGAATGGTTTAAGAAGCTTGAGCCGATGGGACAGCTTGGATATGTTGGTATATCTGGACTAGCTGAGGGCGTTGGCGAACTTGCCGGAGCAAGAGCCGCTACAAGAGCCCTGCGCGGACTTGCTGTTGACGCAACCAAACAAGCCTCACAAAAGGCTCTATCTCAATACTTTAAGGGTCTTGTATACAACGGAACACTCAACGTATCTGAAAACGCTATCGGTGAGGGTATCACTGGCGTAACTCAATACGTAAACGATGCTGTTGCTCAGGGCACAGACGCAACCCTTGACGGGGCGTTTGACGCATTTAGGCGTTCTGCTGCTGCTGGTGTCGGTATGGCCGGAGTGTTAACAGCACCAACTCTTGCTGTTGAAGTTCCTATCGTCTTGGCTAACAAGATGGGTAGAAACTTCGAAGTGAAGAAGATTGACTCCGCCATCAAGAAACGCAAGGAGGAGCTACTACAGGCTCCTACCGCCGAAGACAGGCAAGTAATTGCTAGCGACATCTTAGAGCTCACCAAGCGCCGCAATGGTGAGATGAAGTCAAGTATTCAGTACTTCGAGTCAATGACTCCAGAGGACCGCGCAACGACCTACGCTTTAAGCTTAGAGCTTGAAGATATGGCGCAGCAGCGTGTTGCATCTGAAGACGAAGCAGCTAAAGACATTCTCGCGTCCAGAATGATGGACACGTACAAACAAATCAAAACCATATCTGAAGGCTATGATACTACGCAAGAAGCAGGGCTACCAAGTCCTATCGTCGAAGGGGAAACCGTTGTCGAAGCCCAGCCTATCGAAGGAGCAGGCGCAGAAACGCCTCAAGCAGGTGGAGTTCTTCAAGTACCTATCGAAGAAGGGGTTGAAGAAGTAACCACTAACTATGAGGCAGAGGTGTCTCAAATCGCTGATTTGCCCATCTTTCAGCAAGTGCAGGAAGGCAACTTCGTGGACATTAAAGATGCTGATGCGGCACAGGAACAGATTCTTGAAGCTATTGGCCGAATAAGCTCTATGCCAGAGGGTATTGAGCGTGAAGCATCCATTGAATTACTTACCGAACTTTTTGACGAAATTGATTATTATGACAACAAAACAGAAATTACTGCTGAAAACATTACCGAAAGAGTCCCAGTTGGAGCTCCTAAAAGAGTTGAACGCCCTAAAGCAGAAAGGGTTGACAAGCTCCCCCTCCAAGAAAGGCTCCAGTTTGCCCCTGTCCGAGTAGGAGACGAGCGCTACGGCGCCATCTCTATGCTTGAGGTGCAGCCCGATGGCAACGTAGATGTTGTAACATATAGGCGTGCCGCCCCAGAGGAGATTAAGCAGAACAAAGGCGAGAAATGGGGTGACGACATTGTTCGTATTGAGCAGCGCAGAGTAGTTGATGCATTCCCTCGACTGTCCGATATTGAGTACGTTGAGTCTATATTTGACGACAGCGGACGTATTATGGGGGCTAGGGTTCGTAAGCGCACTCCGCTTGGCGAAGACGTGTCCGCCCAGACATTTGTTATTCTTAATCGCACGGAAGAGATAGCCAAGATGTCTAAGGTGCGTGAGACGGCTGAAGACGCTAACCTCGCTCTTGACCTTGCTATTCAGGGCCAAATAGAACAGCTAGGAGATATTCCTCAGTACGACTTTGAGCAGGCTTATGAAGCTGTTACTCGTCGAGTAGAAACAAAGCGTAAAGTTGAGCCTAAAAAGCGCCCAGCCAAAGCAGAGACAAAGAAGCAGGAGCTTACTAAGGATGAGTCAGACGCAAAGAAGAACCTTGAGGTTTTATCTATTGGAGGTAAGCTCAAAGGGGTGTCCAAGAAGACATCAGATGTCATTAACCGTTACTTAAGTGTTCTATTTAACCTTGCTCCAAACGTCAAGTTAGTAGTTCACTACACGCAGGATTCTATTGATAGCACCCTTGCCGAAGAGCAGCGCACTGGAGATACCGAAGGGTACTACGATGCGGCCAACAATGAAATACACATACTGCTTGAGCCCACTACCGATAGGGAGATTAGCAAGAACGAGTTCCGGGTAATACGCCACGAAATCATCCACCCCGTCATTGATGCGTTAGTGGCTAAAGATTCTTTGTTTGCCAACAGGCTTGTTAATGAGATTCGCAAGCTCGTTGAGAACGCTCCTGACGCTATTTCCAATACTGCTGCTATGCGTCGTATGCGCGTGGTCCTCAAGAGTGGTGACGCTAAGGAGATTGTAACTGAGTTTACTGCTCAATTCTCTGACCCTGAGTTGTTTGACTTGCTTGACCAAAGCCCGTCGTTTCTAGATAGAGTTAAGAATCTGATTAACAGAATTTTAAGTCATCTTGGTATAACCAAGCGAATCCAGAACAAGAAAGAACTTCTTGATTTCCTTACGGAGATGCGCAACAGCTTTGCAGCAGGTAAGGCTGTCCGTCTAGACAAAGGAGCGCTTGTTCGTAGCGCACTAAACAAGTATCAGTTCTCCACCCGTGAGGAGAAACAGACCATTATCCGACGCTTTATGTCGGAGGACACCGAGGTTCGTGTCAACATTGAGGATGACATCGTGCCCGCCAATGAAATTCAAAACCTAAATCCTGCCCTATCGACTGTATTGCCGCTAATTGAAAAGCTATCGGTAAAGATGAAGCTTCCATTTGTTGTTGTCAACGATAAGAAGTTTAACTATGCCTCTAAGGTTGGATTCTTTAACTTCCCTGATTTGCGCACTGGTACGATTACCGACCAGATGATGCCAGCGGATGCTGTTGAAGGGTTCCGCAAGAAGGGATACAACATCCCGAAGGGCCTTAAGTCTGACAAGTATATTGTAATCAATGCTGCCGCAAGAAACGTAGACCAATCTATCTACGGCTATAGCGCAGTGTTCGTTGAGATGCTGAAGGAAAACAGCACCAATGCCTTCAATGCCATTATGTCAAGCATCGTAGGCGCCAAACGCGGGGCCGACCCTATTGTCAATATGGCAATTGACGAGTACCAGCAGATGATTGATATTGCTCAGGCTGAAGGTCTGTTTGGTAAGCTTAAGGGCAAGAAGGTTTACGAGACTGTTGACCTTAACGATAAGGAGATTCGTGAAGCCCTAGCGTATACGGCGCTTGCTGATGCTTTTCAGACTTACATCCGCGATAACTTCAATGAGAACTTAGCTGACATTAATTCTGTAAAGCAAGTGGTTGAAGCGGCTAAGCCAAAGCTCGAGGAGCAGCTACGCCCTACGCCTCTTACCATTCAGGAGTTTACTGTCGGCTCGCGTCTTGATGACTTTGCTAATTTGCTCAAGAGCGCTAGTGAGGTGCCTGCGTTTAGTGACTACAAGGCACAAACAATTGAAGAAGCCAAGGACAGAATTATTGCTGCATTAAAGGCCAAGGTTGACAACAAAGAGAACTCTGCTGATGCTATTGAGATGGCTAAGGTGATGGACGAACAGTCTGCCGTGTTTAAGACAGGCTCTATATCGTTGAATAGCTCGGCAATTACTTATGCTGAGGAGTTCTATCTGGCTTTTGGCAGCAAAGAGTATACCTATCAGGCTTTTGGCTCCCCATACAACCCCGGTGGATATGACGGGGAATCCGGCTCTTTTCAGGTAAGCATCGACGCACTTAATAAGCTTAAGGCTAACGCAATCAATCAGATAGCTTCAGCTCTTAGTTTCTCAAACATAGGGAACCTAAGGTCAAAAGATACTGAGCGCACCCTAAAGAACAATCCAATATTTGGAAAGCTTGCTGCGTTAATCCCTGATAATGAATATGTTTCAACATATATCAAAACGGAAAAGCCAATTCTAAACAAGCTTAGCCAAGAGCTTCTTGATAAGATTGAAGCTGATGCAAAAGAGGGCGTGCTGTATGTGCGTAAGAGTATAGGAGAATACCTTGGAGAGGCCGGAGCGGTTGAATCATCATTCCATAAGATTAAGCTCGATGGGGGTAGCATAACTGACGCTTCAACAGGAATGCCCCTCTCCCCAAGGCAAGAAGTTGACCTTTCTCGGTTTAGTGTAAACATTGTTAAGATTGTAGGCAAGATTGCTGTTAAGACTTTCCAAGACCCAAACTATATGCAGAATGGGATTTCTGAATACTTAATACCAGACTTCAAGGAGTCTCTTGAGTCAATCCTTGATGAGATTGGCTATGACCCGTCTATGCCTATATTCAAGGTGAAGACAGTTAACGGACTTGGTGGATACAAGATTTTTGAGGCAGAGCTTGGTAATGAGGTATCCCCGGAAACATTCTTCTCGGAGCCAAGGGCGCTTCTTGATGAGTATATCAAAATAGCAAGCGGTACCGACAACAATCTGGAGAAGCGTTTAAAGGACATTGAGTCTAAAGGCGCTGTTTCTATTGCTGACCTTGAGATGACAATTGCCGATATGGGTAGCAGAGCAATGACAGAATCTGGCCTGTATGACCGAACTTATTCCTTTCCCCACGTTTGGCAGTTTCCTGAAGACTATATGGGTCTTGATGTAGTCCCGGATGAGTTTGATGGCGACGAAGGCATTGGTAAAAAGACCAACCTAAAGCGCGACGGCCTCAATGATGAATATACCATTAATTTGTACTACGACCCTACGTCAAATAAAATTACCGTAGCGTACGAGTCTAAGATATTTAAGTATCAAAACGTCCCGCCATATCTAAACGCATTTCCTGTATTTGCCAGAACAGTAGAGCTTATCCCTACAATGTTCCCAGATATTGAGTATGCGGCACTTGAGTTTAGTGCTGCTGGAGAGGATAAAATGCATCCGCTTTATGAGTCGTTCTCTAAAAAAGTAAACGAAGTGTTGAGCAAGGCTGATAAGAATTCCAAGGAGTACAAAACAGCACTTAACATCGAAGAGAAGTCTCATAAGTTTGATGAAAGAACTGATGGCGCACGCCGTATTGCCCTAAACAACTTAGCGTATGTTAAGAAGGCTGGTCGCGAATTTGCCCTTAAGGTGCACGATGAGACTCTTATCGACGACCATTACGCATCTCTTGGTGTTCTTTATGCAATCCCCAACAAGTCATACGAGAAGTATCTTGAGTTTATGGACAGGGAAGGTGCTGAAACTGAACCTGAAGAGATTGAAAAAATTATGCTTCAAGACTTTGGCGCTCGAGAGGTCATCACACTTCCAGAGATTGAAGAGAAGGCCGACGCTATTGGCATTGATGCGGATGAATATGTTGAGGAGTACATAAGTATGTTTAATGCATACGGAATGAGGGGCGAAACAATCTTTATCCCTAAAATCTTCACAAACCTAAACAGCCCCACGCAGTTCACTAAGTCGGCCGTCCAGTTCTCTAAGCGTATTAAGCTGTCTCCTCTTGAAGAAAGCGCAGAAGACGTAGCGCTCGACAAGGTGGGCAAGGCATCCTACGACTCGGATAAGGAGTATGCAGAGCGTATGAAGCTATTTACCTCTGTCCAGAAGAACATCCTATCTAAGAATGCTTGGTTAGACCGTCAAGCCGACATTCGCGAAGCCCTTGTAGATGGAAGCTTAGATTATGTTGAAAATCTTATGACCGTAAGGGCGGGAGCCCAAGCCAACGCAACATATTTATTTAATGATGCTGAGAAGCGCATATATAAAGACTTGTCTCGTGGTGAAGTGGAGGCTCTTGACCAAATTATCTTTATGCGTCGCGTCATCCAGATTGATTCTAATTGGGATAAGCGCAAGGAGATAGCCGAAGGAAACCTTGAGTCGTTTAAAGAAAAGATGCGCATTGATATTGGTGCCATTGATGATTTAATTAAGGGAGAAAAGAACAGCCCTAAGCCCAACAAGAAGTTTATCAGCGAGCTTGAGAACGACAAGATGAACATCCGTGAGCAGCGAGACAAGCTCAAGGACATCGCTTCTGACTACGCTGAGCGTCCCAAGCATCCGAAGGGACTCAACGGAGAGGAGTCAATTCAGGCTATCACCGCTATGGAGCGTAAGCTTGGAGCCACTCAGTTTGGCAAGCTGAATATGCGTGCCGATGCTTACTTTACTGAGTTCCGCGCAGTTCTTAAGTCTTACGAAGTCAACGGCCTTATTGACGAGGCTACCTATGAGCGTTTCGCCAAGGATGACTACGAGCCGCGTAAGTTTATTGAAAAAATCTTTGAAGACCTCGACGATGAGGTGTTCCAAAGGGCTGGCACCGGACTTAAGCAAGACGTGCTAAAGGCTATTAAAGAGGGAAGCGAAGGCAATCTTCTTATGGACTCTCGTATGCTGTTGTCTTTGGCATACAAATCTGCGGAATCCAAGAGGTTCCAAAACATTGCCAACGCAGAGCTAGCGTCTGAAATAACGCCCGACACTGCTGACTTCGCTCGCGATGCTAACTACATTGAGCTACCAGACGGAAGCGCGGCAACAGACCAATATGGAAATGCCCGCGTAGCTCCTGCCGACAAGGGCTTTGAAAATGTATTCTATAAGGAGAGGGGAAAGACTCGTGCTTTTCAATTGCGAAGCGATATGTTAGAGCAGTGGAACGACTCGAATAGAAGCTACTTCGGTGCTGGCAGCAAACTCAAGAGGGCTCTTTCTGCGCTTTCTGGGGCTCCAATCCTACGGATATTTGCCACGGGGTATAACATCACATTCGGATTCGGTCTAGTGGTTCCTGAATCATTAGCTGTTGTATTGGCGCGTGGGCGTGTGTACGGCAAGGATTCCTTTCTTCCCGTTGCCCTATTGAAGATGGCGAAGGACTATGCTGTTGGCATTTACTCAAAGGCCACAGACCAAGACCTCGCTCGTGACTATTTCGCTCACGGTGGCGGTATGTCCTTTATGAGCCAAGAGTTCCGTCCCGAATATCGATTCCGCGAAAAGTATAAAAACAAACTTGAGTATACTCTTGCCAAGCGGTGGGACAGCGTTGCTAAAGGCATTGCGTTTACTGGCGAGACGTTTGAGATTGGAATTCGTTTGGCCGTATATAAGCGGATGATTGAAAATCTAAAGCAGCAGTTCCCAGACTTAGCAAAGACTAAGGAGGGCGTAGAGAAGATTAAGTTTATGGCTGCTGCTGAGGCTAGGAACATTGTTGACTTCAGCAAGGGCGGAAAGCTCACTAAGGACCTCGACGCGGTTGCTCCATACCTAAACGTCGCCTTTCAAGCTACAATGTCTACATTCAATGGAATTAAGGACAACCCAGAAAAGTTTGCTTCTAAATTTTTCCAGTACGCCGTTGGCATTATGGGCCTTGTGTTCTACAACATCCTCACCTATGGAGACGATGATGACTATGAGGATATAGACCCATATATGCGTTATCGCTACCACATAATATTACTACCCACAAAGGATAAGGATGGCAATCGTCAGTACATTCGACTAAAGAAGGTTCAGTCATTACTCCCACTGACGGTGCCATTGGAGATGCTTGCTCATTCTTGGGCTTCTGTGATTAATGGCAAGCCAAAGAAGTTTACCGACGATGAAGTGCGTCTTGCTTGGGAAAACGCTGCGGACGGACTTCCGTTTTTCGTTCCCGGCATTGATAAGTCTTTTGATTTAATGAACAGGATACCTGCCGCTGCGGTTATTGCCAAGTCAGTATTTAACTACGATTCGTTTAGGAATGCTACGATTGTGCCTGAGTATATCTTCGGAACGGTAAAGCCATACGCCGAGAGTCGTGCAAGTGACCGAGTAGAGTTCTTCTACAAGGCTATCGCTAAGGCTTCTGAGTCTGAGCTTATCCCCGACATTTCAGCACCTCGCCTTAAGGCTGGCGTTGAGTCTATTATCACTAGCCCTACCACTAACTTACTTGTTGGCGTAGGCTATGGTGTTTTGGACTTGGCAGCGCGTGCCGCCACCGATGTTCTTAACGTAGAGGACGTAGACCTTTCACAGAAGCAAATGGAGGAAAAGGCTGGCACAAGGGTAACTAGGGAACTGAAGGGCATTAAGGATAACGCTCAGAAGGTGTTTGTTCGTTCAACCAACCCTAATTGGAGAGACTACATCCGAAAGCAGGGGGTAGATAAAGAGATAAAGATGGAGGAATCTACTGAAGACTTTATGGTTAGCGAGAAACTTAAATCCCTTGCTAAAAAACATAAAGAGCAAGGTCATTTCGATAAGAACGGGAAAACCTATAAAGAGGAGCTTAACAAGGTTTTATCTGAGGTTAGCCCGGAAAAGAGAGAGCGTTTAGGGCGTAAATATTTTTATACTGTTTTGGCTTCCGAGTCTGATAAGAGCCTAATGAGTATTAGATTTGCAGACACGCAGACTGAAGCGGCTAGGGTGTTTTATGATAAGTTCGGAAAGCTTGAACCTGAGGAGTTTAACGATGTTATGAAAGACTTAAGGGAAGTTGGATTCCGCCCTAACGAAGAATTCTACGCTGTTGTAAGAAAATTATATACACAAAAACAAAATGAATAAATGGACTACAATTTTTTTGATGCTGAGCACACTGATGGTGGGATGCTCGGCAAACAAAAGAGCGACTTGGCACTTGAATCGAGCCACGCAGCTAAATCCTTCGCTGCTTCAAGAAAGAGTGATAGTAAAAACGGACACTGTTGTAACAAAAGAGATTGTGTATGCGGATACAGTTTCTTTTTCTGGGAGTGACAGCGTTGTGGTAAGCAACGATACTGTTGAGACTACCATCATTAAGTATCAGGATAAATATATTGTAAAGACTAAAGTAAAGCCCTATAACATCATAAGGAATGTAGAGGTAAAAGTCCCCGTTATTGAATACGTGCCCAATCCTAAAACGCGTATTGACAAGCTAAAGGACGCTATGCTTTTATTTATCATAGCACTTTTGTTATCCCTACTAATTTATAAACTTATAGCTAGATGGCTAAAGTAAAAGAAATACAAATGAATTTGCGTAAGCCGCGCAAGAAGCGTCCCGGCATTCATTCTAAGACTAAGTACTCTAAGTCTAAGAACAGCAAGAACTACGCTAAATTAAACGTAGGTCAGGGGTAAGACTACGTTAAGTACTTGATTCTTTTCAGATTAACCAAATCCAAATTGTGGTTTGGCGAGTCCTTAATTGCATCGTGAAGGTTGTCGGATAGCTTTTTAGCTAATTTCTTGTCCATCATTTCAATGCATTCCGCCCACTCGCTAGGGGTAGAGGCCAAGAGACCAGTCTCTCCGTGGATGATTGAGGCATTGTATGGCGTTGTGTTTGAGGCTATTACTGCTGTATGGGTCGCTGCTGCCTCAACAATCTTTAGGTCGCTCTTGCTGGAGTTGAATCTATTTTTAATCAATGGCACAAGGCTGACGTCAAACTGCCTATACAGCTGTCCGTAGCTCCAGATGTCTTTCGGAGGGGATGTCTTGTCGTACTTTAATATATCATCGTAATCCATTCCACTTACTCCGAAGGTGTTTACTTTAGAGAAGTCGTAGCCTATGGATTTAACGTCGTGTATGTGAGCCATAGCGCCAACATAGCCAAAGCGAACAGCAGAAGAGCGTCGCTTGGATTGCTCGGCCCATTGCCGTTCCGTAGTGTCGATTGCATTGTTTACAAATTCAATAATTGCAGAGGGGTTGACAGCCCTCATTAGCTTGGCTAAGTAGGTTGAGGGTGTCCATATTACGTCAGCAATCTTAATGGTTTTCTTAATGTCTGGCCCGTAGTATGTTTCGTATATCTGGCGCGCCGGATTCTCTGGATTCAACACCCAGTAATCATCGTTATCGAGAATCAATCTCACGTTATGCTTTTTAAGCATACGGCTAAACTCCTTATGGTTGGTGACGGAAGCCTTTCGGGAGACAATTAAGTTATCTACCAAGTCAAGATTCATATCCCTAAGTTCGTTAAGAGACTCAATCCAATGAAGGTTAAGGCCCTGAGATTGCAGCCTGCGAAATGGAACGATTAAGCGGTGGTAGTTCACCCCGCCAAGGTCTCCTAAGTGGATTACATTTATCATTCTTTGTGGTATTCCTTAATCGCCTCCCTTACTCCGCTTAGCTCTTCCTTTATTGCCGCTTGATATTTTTGCAGCAGCCTTTCCACTTGCTCTTTGTTTTGCAGGGGATTTCCTTGCTGGTCGTGAAGCTGCTCGAACAGATTTGTGGTTGAGTGATGAATCATCTCCATCGCTATAAAGAACTGCCTCGATAGTTGCTGTTTCGTCATCTTCTCTTAATTTATATCCCCAGCAACAGACCTTAGCTAGGAACTCGTCTTTTCCGAGTCCATTATTAAATGTTGAACTAATTGAAGTAAGATACTTTGGAGTGTCGTCATCAATGTAGCCGTTAGACTTAAAATAGTCCGCAAGAAACTTAATAGCCACAATGGTATTATCAACGTCAAACCTACAGTTGTAGCTAAGGTGTATACTAATCTTGTCAGCGTGAAAGCTATCAAAGGATAAAAGCGTTTCTTTAACCTTTTTTCCAAAGGAAGACTTTTCATTGAAACGATTAGTCCAATGTTTCCCAGAATAAAACGCGTTAAGGCTAGGAGGCTTAGGTAGTGGGATTGTAAGTTCTTGATATTCATCATACATTATACAAATTTATCAAAAAGAAGTTTGATAATCACCATTTATTTCTATGTGACCCGGAAGTTCTTCTTTTTCTAAGTTGGTGCCAAGCGGCGGGAATAATAATTGCCCACTGCGAGTCCTAAAAGAAGTCCTTGCGTGATTCATTTCCAAGAGGATGGGACTATCTATTGACGTTGTATCTCCACCGGTTTCCGTTTCACGAATCTTTCTTACGTGCCACTCCATTGTGCGCTTCATTTGAGGAACGTGATGCTGAATCTTTCTATGAAACGTAAGGAAGTTATCGGCCCTGTTGACCCATTTACCCCCGTGTTCGCTATCCTCTGCCCCCGGAGCAACGGGCAATCCATCCTCTCCACGTCGCCTTGCTGCCTCAGTGATTGCGTGAGTATTTAGCCACAGCGCCACTTGATTTGTGTTGGCGAAAGTAAGGAACTCTGATGCCGCATCGTAGTGGTATTCGTGAACGCCTACGCCAGAGTTTCGCGACATATCTACGCGCAGCGAGTTGTAGGGGTCGATTAGTATTCCATCTATCTGCTTGTAGTTCATAATCTTCTCGCAGTAAAGTAGGATGTCCATATAGGAGAAGACCTTGTTGTTGTTGATGAATATAAAATGCTCTTTCACCCACTCATAAGCCTTCTTCCTTGTCAAGAATGACATATCCTTAATGTTTAAATCGCAGGCGTACTGCATAATGCGCATCTTTATAGAGGCTGTCCTGCTCTCGCTTGAGTATACAATCCACTTCCAGTTGTGCCGTATCGCTGCGTTAACCATAAGGTGCAGCACAAGTGTGGTCTTGCCGATGTTGGAGTGTCCGTTGATAATGGTGAACCCCTTCTTGTAGACAAAGTGTTTGTCTATTTCAGGATGCCCAGTTGTCAGGCCAAGCTGTATGCGCCCCTCTGCGAAGTCATCAATCCATCGTTCATCAGAATCATCGGGAGCGATAAAGGACATATCTCCATCCTCTAGCTTCATCTTACGAGTTACACTCTCTTCCTCGGTAACGGTTTCGTGGATAGGCTTACGCTTTCCCTCTTCGATTCCATCGGTGATTGTTTTCTTAGCGGAGTCAATGCTGTTTACATCGCGGCGCTCAATCTCGCGAAGTAGAACGCGGAAGACCTCATCTTCCTCCATTCTTCCTGCTGCTATGTATCCTCCGCAAAGTATTGCCGCACGTAGCAAGGTGCTGTGCTTGTCTCCATCGGGAGCACGGCGAATCATTTGCGCCGCTATGTTTAGACGATGGTAGTCCGTTGATTTCTGTACGGTCCTAATCTCTTGCTTTTTTCGCTCGTATTCTTCGGTAAGTAGGTTGGAGAACTTCGATGCTGTCTTTATGCACAACTCGGGGTCATAGGACTCAAAACAAGCCCTAGATTCATTCTTTCCGGAGGCATCAATGATTAAGTTATACTTGGTCTCAAAGTACTTCTCAAGGGCCCTGAAGTGGTCTCTGTGGCGCTCTGGGAATGTTATGTTCACCAGTGCTTTAATTCCATCGCCGGAGGGGCTAATCCATACGGCTAAAATGTGTTGGTCAAGGCATAGGACAGACTTGACTTCCTCAACGGTGGAGAATGTCGTTACGTGGTCTATATCAATGACGATGAGGCCGCTATGTTCTGTAAGAGAATCATCGTTTCGTGAATCAAAAACTCCAGACCAAAGAACAACGGGCAGCTTATTTTTTAGCTCTCTCTCGCCTTCCCTGATAAGGGCTATTCTCTCAATTTGTTTGCCATTTTTAATTCTCTCAAGTGCCTGCAGAACGGTGATGTGCATCGGCGCTCCAACTTCAAATACGCTTTTGAATATGGTTACTTTTTGGTCTAGTAGATTCATTTCGATTCAATTATTAATATTACATCATTCCAATATTTGTATGCCTTGTCGTTGCCCATATACATACATTGCGCGGCGTGCTTTAAGGCATCATCCTTACCGTGCATAGCAACCAAAGACTCGGCCTTCGCCTCGGGGGCGGCCAATCTATTACTCATAGAAGTCTTTATGTACTTCGTTAAATATCTTTCGAGACATCATTTTGCGCTCACTTAAATTAAATGAGGGAAGAAGATTGTCCTGCTCGATAAGGAAATCCATAAACTTTAATCGGTATATGTTTAATCTCATTTCGGGGCGCATATTGTCGGCCTCGGTTTCTTGAAATATTTCGTTAGCGATGAGTTCAATCACATCTACATACTTACGCATATCTTGGTCTCGAACCTCAAGTAGGTTAGCGCAACTTTTAGCTCCGTGCATTATGCTTGCGTGGTTCTTATCAAACACTGCGGCAATAGCTGAAAATGTTATACCCCTACGGCGAAGCACATAGTATGAAGCCTTTCTTAGGTTGACGACTACTCCCTTGCGAGTGCTTGAAAATATATCAATCCTATAGTAGTCTGAGATGGCGATGCCAAAAGTTTGCATCCTAGATGCGGAATATTGAAGATTCATTTATTCTTTGGTGTTGTTTTAATGGCAATTATGGCCATTACTATAAATAAAAGGGACAGCACTAACGTATCCATAACGCCACCGACTTACTGAAGTAAGATGCTCCCTTTATTGAGGTTCGGTTAACTTGCTCTTCTTGGCCTCGAGCTGATTGTATATCCCTTGCTCGATAATTTCTTCTACCCGAATCTCGGCTCTTCTGATTATCAAGTCAGCCAATTCAAATCCAGTAAGTGTCGGCTTCAGTTTATGTGTTTGAACAAGTAGTACATTGTCTCCCTTTTTCCTGTTAGGAAAGTAAATGACAGAGTATTCCTTGTCCGACACCTTATCAAAGGTCACGACACCATCAGTAGAGGCGGCCGTAACCACCTCAAACCAATGTAATTTCTTGGAAGGGGTAGAGGCGTAGAATAGGGGATATTCAATCTTTAGAATGTCCATCCCCCACTCAAAGCCTACAAGGTAAACTAACGAGGACTCAAGAAGCCTAGAAGGGAAGGTCATCATTGGCTACGGGCGCTTTTGGAGCCTGTGGCGCTGATAGACCTGCCTGAGGACGTTGAGCCCACGTGGATGGGTCGGATACTTCAATGTAGTACGACCCCTTCGAGCTACGCTTAAGGTCGAAAGAAACGAAAGGCTTCTCCCCCTTGGTGGCGTAACGCTGAAGGTCATTCATTTCAGCAACTGAAAGGCTGAAACGCATTGATACTCCTTCTCGTGGTTCAACAAATGCCCGTTGGCCTTCGTCCCATAACTTCACCGACTTAACGTAGCCGCAGAAGATTTTTTCTGATTTATTTTCCATTGTTATGAATTTTTAACAAATTTAGTTAATAAGAGTGTTAATAGCAAGGATATCCTTAAAAAAAGTAGGCTAAATATCCCTAATTGCGCCAACGTACTAGCCGTCAACGACTTCCTACTTTATTCTTTAATAAATATTCCGTTGACCAGTTTGCCTTTTCGCTCTTTGATTTCACCGTAGGCAGCCTCTAGGCAATCCCAAGGGTTAAGTTCAAGCTGAGCGGACAGAATAATCAGCGTAATGAGGACATCTCCGATAGCGTCAATGGTCTCTTCTTCTTTGTTCTTGGCAATGGCTGAGGCAAGTTCCCCCACTTCCTCCATAACCTTCAGCATTTGGCTGTTTACGTTCTCGGGGTGCACTAGATTGCGGCGGTGTGCCCAATCTACTACTTTCATTTCTAGGTCTAGTATAGTATCCATTTGTTTTTGTTATTGTGTGCAGTAGCAGTCGCTATCGCCTTCGTTAATCTGTTGGGTTGTTCGCAGGCATACTGGGCATAGGTCTGTGGTATCTGTTGTCTCTGTTTTCATTGTCAATCTATGGGTTTACTATTTGGGTGATGGTGTCAACCTATACGTTAACCCGATTTAGCAATTGTAAGCAGAACTGCTTATCCGACTTAACAATTTTAAGCATCTTCATTTTCCGATGCTGTTTATTTAATCGTGGTGCTTTCATAGTTCTTTATTACTTCTTGTTCTATTAGTTCCAACATATAATCAAAGCTGATGCCTTCATCTTCGCCTCCGAATCGTTGGCGGTTCACTACGTCCCTAAAGAACGCTGCACTGATGTACTTGCTCATTTCTCGTTGGTGTTAAGAACTTCAGCTTTTAGAATGTCTCTATCTCTTTCGTAAATGATGTCTTCAATGGATAAATTTAGTTTATCTAATACTTTAATCACCCATAGGTTTCCTGTTGTTAGGTGAGCCAATGAGTTAATTTCGGATGCACTTAATGGAACTTCCCTACCGAGTAGAAACTCAATTTGCTTTTTAAAAGCACTGTCTTCGTTTGTTGTGATGTTTAAATTGCTTTCTGTTTTCATTTCTCTTTGGCGCTAGTATCCCACTGGTATTCGCACTTGCCGTTCTTAATAGGTGAGTTCATAAAGTAGGATTGATACATACCTTCGGAGGCGGTGAAGCGGTAGCAGGTTTCTTTGAGGGCGCATCCGTGTCCCCAGCATTTAGTGATGTCAGTCATTGTTTCTTTGGTATTAAGTTCATCTTCAGTGTAGAAGTCAGTGCCTTCGTTGTCCTCTGGTTCGATGCCATTTTTAATCATATCAACGATTAACAACAGCTCGGTCATTGTTAGTTCTATTTTCATTTTTACTTATGGTTAGTGAATTTATAAGAACACTTTGCTTACGGGGAGCAACACACCCTTAGATGTATTGCTGTCTCCTCCAAGCACGTATCCTCTTTCTGCAAATGCCTCACGACATAACTCCTTCAGCCTATCAGTGGGGAGGACAGCCATAAACAACACGTTGTCGTCAAGCACGCGCTCCGGAGTCTTGGTGGCAATCAAGCACCAATATACGGCGTGGGTAGTGGCAAGGCCCGAAGGCTTGTCGCGTGACTCATATTCGATGAAGAAGTTGCCAGTTCGGTGAGCCGCGAAGTCTGTTTTGACTTCTATCTTGGTGCCAGAAAATATAGCGCCGAAGGTGGTCTCACCTTGCTGTCCCAACTCCAAGTCAAACCTGAAGTCGCTATTATAGTCCATTACTAACGCTCTACGGTAGATTGAACCTCATTAAAGAACTTATCGCTAACTAACTTAAGGGTAGCGTATTGAGACTCACTATATCGGTCTTCGCTGTAAGACATCTCTATCCTTAGCCATTCCCCAAATAGGACAATAGCCTCCGCATAGGTGTCTCCCTTATAGCAGTTAATGAATGTTTCTCTATCGGTGTCATCACCCATATCGAATTTTAAAACAGCCTCCATAATTTATAATTTATAATTCTCCGTAAACAACATAGTTCTCCAAGTCCTCTCCATTGACGAAGTACTTGATGTATGTATCAACACCACGCTCCACCAACTTACGTCCCCGCTCAAAAAACTCCTCCGACATCGAGAATATCCCAATGTCTTTGTTGCCTTTGTCAATGACTATGAACTTAAAGTTCTCGAACTGAACATCAAACAAAGTACAGTAGATGTAGGCCTGAGCGGCATAGGAATACTTGAATGCGCTACTCCTGAAGTCAGAAAGGTTTGATGTGGTCTTAAGGTCATATATAACGGGAGAATCTTTTTTCTTAATGTCCGCCTTGCCCCTAAAGGGTATGCCGTACAGCATACTTATAGCGGGCAGTTCGTATTCAGCATCACGAAGGGCATCCTTCACAATGCTGTTCTTCTTCAGTGCATCAGCCACATAGTAGCAGTTGTCAAAGTCCTTTCGCAGCAATAGTTTCTTACCCGTGCCTTCGTGGTGAGCAACAGCATCTTTCCAAATGTTTGCCGCCTTAGAGGCGCACTCAACTGGCTCGAAGCGCTCCTGTAAGTGCGGCTCAAGCAATAGCGTATGGATTAGGTTACCCATAACCAGCGCAGTTGTGTCTCCGTCCTCCCCGAACTTAACGTATCTCTCGTATTCCTTCGGTGAGTCATTGATTTTCTTTAGGTTAGAGGAAGACATCGCTGCCTTCCCCAAGTAACCATAGTAGAAGTCGTCATCGCGCATCGCTTCGATAAGGGTGCTCTTATCCCACGATGTGCCGTCCAACAGAATTATTTCTTCGCTCACCACTTGATGAGTTTAGAAAGGGCAAGTTTCTGAGAGTCGTTAAACTTATCTCCGGCAGAGGTAATAATTTTATCGTATTGCTCTTGAGTGCCGTGCTCTTTCATTGACTGAGTGGCTCGTAGGAATAGGTCTGACTCAGCAGGTGCTGCGGCAGGGGCGGCTACGCGTGGTGTGCGTGGCGCACTGTCCTTGGCGTGGTTGTTCGTGGCATCGGCGTCCTTAGTGTCGTCAATGAGGAACATAGCGTTAAGCGCATACTTACGAGCGTAGGAGGATGAAGAGCCAAACGATTGGGCAATGTCCATCCCCTTTCGGCTTGGGTCGATTCCGGCTTGTGCCGTAGCAGCCCGCGTCTCTCCGTTGCAAGTAATTAAAACGCTTGCCTCTACATACACGAGTCCGAAGACTTCCTTGATGCTGTCCGATATATTCATACCCACTTGATACTTGCTTAGCAAAGGCTTTAGAGCCTCAAGAATATCCTCTTGGTTGCGGTACGCGTACTTACCAAATGAGTTGTACTGAGACTTTGGTGCCTTTAGTTCGCTCTGAATTGAGATTAGGCGTTGTTCGAGCGTAAGTTGCTCATTAGCAGTATTTTTTGTAATTGCCATAGTTAAATTAGATTAAAGTTGTTCACAAATGTAGTTAATAATTCTGTTAATTGCAAGTTAACAAGTTTCTTTTTCTTTACGAAATACCACAAGGGGCTGCTTAAACATATCTCCTACGTATAGGTCAATGGCATCAGTCTCCCATAGCACTTGAAATCCTTGGCACACCTTCACGAACTCCTCAAAGGAGTTAATGTCAAGTGTTTCTTTCTTTCCCTTAAGGTTGTCTTGTATTGTAAAAAATTGTGTCTTCATATTATTGTTTTTTAAGTTTACTGGCCATCGCCTCATACCATCGTGCTTTCTCGAGGTCTCGCTCGATTGGCTGGTCTGGCTTTAGTCCTATTCGCATTCGATATTTGAATGCTGTCATCTCGCAGTGGGTTACGTAGGCGTCTTTACCCCATATATCCACCATCATCTCCCATACTTCCTTGCTACCTTGTTTGTAGTGGGAAGGGCTGATGAAGTCGTAGTCATTCTTTTCCTCCGCCATCGATGAAAAGTTCTCTAAGTGTTTTGTCCATCACCTCACGGATAGCACGCTCTATGTACATAAACGTCTCCTCGTTCTCTTTATGGTTGTCGATGTGTCGGTACGCCGTGTTGAGGTAGTCCTCAAGTGACCCAACTATTTTCTTTCCGTAGAACTTAAGGTCTTGTCTGTATATATTAGTTTGCTCTAACTCATCAAAGCATTCAACGAGAAGTTGTGACGCGATGATAGCCTTGACGGCAAGTGCTTGCTTTTGAGCGTCTGATTTCATTTTATCTGTTTAAACACATTTATCATCTCATCCAGACATTCGCTTTGCGCCTCTCGGTATGACTCGTATAGGCATTCGCAGTTCGTTTTGCTCACAACACCTTGGTCGTCAACAACTCCTATGTTAAAGCCAAACATCATACCCTCATCAAAGAATGTCTCTATGGTTGGAAACATCTTAGCGTGGTCACGCATCCAGTCGTATGCATAGGCATAGGTTGGAGCGGCAACCCTTGAGTCGTGCCCATCCATAGATATGGATATGGCTTTGCTTTTGTAGCCATAACTCGCGAAGCAGCGATAGTTAAAGCCTAAGTTACTTAGTTCTTCCGCTTGGCGGAAACTAACGAAATCGTTTATCATATTGTATTATTATTTATTTTCTTTTTGTTGCATTTTTTCGTAGAATCTCTTCCACATCCCGGCAGCATAGGCTATTCGCTGAGGGTAGAACGGGTAGTCCTTCCTTAACTGCGCCATTGCAATGCGCATAAACTGGTCTCGCTGTTTCATTTGAATTTAGATTTAAGGTTATTTACTTCAATTGTCTTACGTAGGGCGCTCTCATAGTAGTTAGCCTCCGCATAGGAGGACAGCAAATTATAAAAGTCATCCTCGCTCCTACATTTATTGGCATACGTAGCACACCAATAGGCGTAGTCAAGAACACTGTCCTCCCACTTATCATAGTAGGCGTGCCCTCTCTTTGTTCCCGCAGCCAAGTTAATCCTTGACTTCGCTTGCTTCATCCCAAACATATTATTGTTCTCTAAGAAGATAGTAGAACGATAGTTGCCTGACTCGATGCGAGCCTGAGCAAGGGCGATGTGTGGGTAACGAACATTCAGTTGCTTGAGTTTGGCGATAAGCCTATCCTCGGAGAACTTAGGCTCGTTTAGATAGACATTCACGATGCGCTCATACAAATCCTCATCATACCTAAAAAAAAGCGTAGACAACATTGTTATCCCAGTCCATCCAAGTACAAGAAGAAGAAGCCGGATGTAGCGAACCTTGCGATACATAACCGACCTCTTATCATAGATGAACAGCATTACAATGTTATATTGTGCAAGACCAAGTTGTACTTATCATACAAAAGGGCATTGTCATCATACAGGGCAAGGCTATATCTCTTTGTAGCGTAGACAACTGCGTTTTCAATAAAGCCGAGCCTCCTACCTCTTTCGAGCACATAGTCAATTCGTTTTATACCAACTCCGTAGTCCATATCGTGGGGGAGAATATCAATTTGAGCCCTTGCTTGTTTCGCTATCGGGATTGACAGAAGATAATTGTTCATAATAATTTAATTTAGATTGTAGTTCAAGAACTTTTCTTTGAAGTGCTTCAACTTGTTGATTCTTAAAGGATAACAGTTCGTTCCAACTATCGGAACTATAGGTAAAGTATGACATAAAATAGATAATAGTACGCCCAAAGCCACCGGAGCCGCTTGCTAAGGGGGGTTTGTGACCCCCTACGCTGCGGCGATTGGGAGACAACACGGCGAAGTTACTGATGAGAATTTATAATTCCAAGCAATTTGAAAAAACTTATTGTAGATAAATAAACATTAGATTGCTCCAATTACGTGGCGGTAATACATTGTCTCAGGGAACTCACCCATAACATATTTAAGCACATCGCAAAACCATACTGTCTTCTTGCTACGAGTGTGTAGGTAGTACGCTCCATCCCACTGGCATTTCTCGACAAGGTGGAAGGCGTGGGCCCTGAGCAACAAGTCGGGAGTAGTAGTAACCTCGATGGTAACCACGTTGGCGTGCTTGAATCCAAAGCGTCGCTCATCCTTTAGGATTGCGTCAAGGATATTTTCAGTGCCACCAACCATTAGAAGGTTAGCCTTTAGGCCTTTCCAAGAGGGGAGCAGCACGTACCATAGGCCGTCAGCCTCCCTTTCGAATTGAACCCGTGTGATTTTGTTGCGCTTGAATGGCGAAACAAGAGTGATGATAGTAAACATCCCCCGCTTTAGGAGATAGATAAAAGAATGTACAAGATTATTCATTGAGTGTAATTTTAGTTTTTTGATTTTTATAGACAAGTAGATACATATATTTAGATACCCGTATCCGTTGGGTGGGTTTTACATTGAGATTTATTAGGACATTATTGATTAGTTTATTGAGGTGCATCATCTCCAAGTTCAAGCATAGCAAACTCAATGACTTCAGCGTGCATCTCAATGGTAGCCTTAATCTTTGGTAAGTTTGTAGACCATCCACTTCCGTTGAACACGTGTGCAGTTATGTTGTCAATGCTCCATTGAGACCGACCATAGTCGATTTCAAGTTCGCACGTTACGTTTGCGGGTTGACCCGTTATCCCGTGAGTGTATTCACGCTCAAATAGGTAGGTACGTTTTACTTCTTTCATTTTAGTTGATTTATTTATTGTTAATTTATTATTGGCTATCGTATTCATATTCTTCTCTGATGTCATCTTGTGCCACGAACTGACCCTTGTCGTTTCTCCAACCATCCGTCTTTTCGTTGTAGGTAACGGGACTGCCTGTAGAATCCTGAACCATATAGATACGGCCTTCGGCATCCCATCGCGCTCCGCTATTGAAGTAGTGAGTCCCGGCGAAACCCATCCCCGACTCGGAGTAGCGAATCTCCATAGACACCTCATCATCCCTTAGCATATCGCATAGGCTGTTAAACCAATTCGTTGGTGGAGACCACGCGGTGCTAAAGCACACCTTGATAGTTACCTCACTTGAGTTAGGCTCGCTAAGTAGGTTACTCTCGATGTGGTACACATCGGCATTCCACTTAGTTCCCCAATTATTCAATTGCCAATTATACCAATCGTTGTGTCCGAACCTTTTAATAAAGTCCTTACTCATCTCCTTGGTGATAGGCTCTCCATAAGGTAGGGCATTGCCCATAGCCTTATCCTTTAGGAACTTTTGACGCTCTTCTTCGGTAACGATACTTGCGGGGGCTGATAACCCACGTAGTTCTCGTGGTGTAGGTAGTAGCGCTTCGAAAGAAAACATTTGATTGTTCAGCATTGTCCAAGGGGGACTGTCCGTCTCATCATTGCGCTCCACCTTCTCGATGAATAGAAGCGGTTGAAGTTTATTGAATACCTCGCGTGGGCAAGTTATGTCAAGGGTGTTTTCGCAGTAGTTAGGCATAATTTCTATTTGTTTATTAGTTAATTTGTTTATCGGTAGAACATATATTGCTCAATTCGTTTTCAAAGAATCGAGTCATTTCTTCAAAGTCAAATTGCACCTTTTCATCTTCATCAATGAAGTAGTACACAGGTACAATGATTTGTTGTGGGATATAAGTTTTCATAATTTCTATTTGTTATTGGTTAAGGTCATTGTTGGCAACAAAATAATCTCTTGATATAATGTTGTCATTTAATTTGTTAAATCTTTCAAGTACTAGCGTGTATTTTAATCCCTTAGAATCTAATTCCTCCATCGTCTTCAAAACTTCATCGTATTCTGACAATTCAAAATAGAAGTCGTGGTCTACGTTAGATGGACGATTTTCATCATCGCATTCAAATTTGTAATAAATTGATATATTATCTATGGTTTTCATAATTTCTATTTGTTAAGGGTTAAATACAAATGCGAACCTCTCGCATTGTGCTGTTCAAGTCATCGGACACAATAGTAATTGAGTCGTCAATGTAGAAAGTGTATAGGTCTTCTTGGCGTTCACCTTCGTGTATCTCTACCACCACTACATCGTGGTCGTCAAGGTGCTGAATTGCTTGGCGTAGGTCGCCTATCGTTAGAATGGTTTTCATAATTTCTATTGTTTTGTTGGTTAGTCGTTTTCTTCTTCGCAGAAAAGGTCAATATCTACTTCTACATCCGATGGATTGCAAAGGCTCTTTATTACGTCAGTATCATATACTTGACTTTGAGCAATTTCAAGACCTTCAACAATGTTATTTGCTTGAACTTCAATGATTGTTGAATTCGTTATGATTATGGTAAATTGATAGGTTTTCATAATTTCTATTTGTTTATTAGGTTAAAGTAATTCATCTTCATCGTGAGAGGCTATCTCTATAAACTCCATAAAGGAATCGTAGCCACTGAAAGTAGGGGAGTCATTTTTTCTATCCCAATCCCGCCACTTATCAGCGAACTCTCGGCACTTATCCCACAACTCACCATCACATAGGGAGTCGTGGACTTGCATCTGAGAGTACACATACTTGTAGGCAAGGAAGGCATAGTAGCCATTGACGTATTCGGAAATAGTATTATTCATAATTAAATAGTAATAGATTTTTGACGGAAGTTATATTCGCGCAGGTGTTCGATTTGTGATTTGTTGAACATCTTCTCCCAAGAAGGGATGCGCTCTGGTATCATAGTGTATTCGTTACTGAGCAGTTCATTAGCGAAGTACACATATAGTTGCAACTTGACTTGCATACGGCTTTCAGCATACACCTTTCGTAGGTGCTTGTGCAATCGGCTACGCTTGTCGGTCATCATACTCACAACACGTAGGGGAGTCGCGTCAAGGTTATCACAAATGATTCGCATCAAGTCCCTACGCCATAGTAAGTTAGAGGAATCCTCTACCGCATTAGGTATCCGTAGTTCTATGCGATTGCTAAGCACACGAACCGATTGGTACTTGTCATCGGAATGCTTGATGTCGTTGTTCAACTTTATCTTGCAATGCTCACCATTGATTCGCCCTACGTATAGTGAATACATTAGAGGAATCCAAGGGGACATCCTGTCGAAGAACGTACGACCACTCATACCAACCGCACCTATGTGAATGTGTCCGCCACACCTACGGGAGTACTCAGCATCTACGTGGTTACGTAGGACATCGTTCTCAAGGTCTCGGTCAAGGCGCTCACTGTATAGGTCGTAGGTAGGGGAGATGATTTCGTAGCCATCAGAATTTAACGACCCATCCCTTTCCTTATCCCAACCCGTAGCATTCTTGAAGTTGATATAGTTGATAGACTCCTTAACGTGGGCATCTTCTTTCTCAACCTCAAAGCCAATAGAGAACAGCGTGTCCTTTGATACGTATGAACTACGTTCGCTGCCATCGCTAACACCTTGGTGGTAGGCTGCTACGTGTGGCGCCCTGTCAATACGTAGGCGCTCTTGCTCGACTCGCTCTACCTCCATACGGATGTTATCCAAGGCGGACTGCATTGCTATCTCCGATACGCTTGACATAAGGAATGCGCTTGTCTCTCCATCTGAAACGATAAAGTCACTTGGGAATTGCCAACCCGCCATCTGCTCGAAAACTTGAAGGACTAACCTTTTGCGGAATCTCGCCCTATCGCCCCTATAAATAAACTCATCACCATCCTCAAGGGGTGGCGAAGGGTACGGGATGGCTGAAAAAGCATTGTAAATCAATGTATTAAACTTAGCCCAAGACTCACGAGAGGCATCAAGTGGAATGCCTACCCAACTTGTAGTGCTGGGTATCTTGCCAAGCCAAAAGACAACTCGCTTACCGAACGCCTCCTCAAGCCGTTGCCAAGGGGTGTGTAGGTCTCTTGCGCTGAAGGTGTGATTCATCCTCAAGGTAGCATTGTCATCCCCATCCCAATAATTACGGATGCGGATTTCTTCTTCCCTAACCCCACTCAGCCAATTATCATTGACATCATTAGGCATTTCTGAGTTTAGTCCGAATTGTGCTGAACTAAACAGAACACTAAAGAAACTTGCCTCAGCATTGAAGTTATTGGAAGTCAAGTGTTCCTTGAGGTGATGTCGGTACGCATCAGCGTAGATAGGGTGAA